CTAAATGATCTTGAGATTACGAATCTGGTCATTATCACGCTCTTTGAGCTTTTGGGTGATATGCAGATAGATCCGTTTTGTTACTCGGCTATTCTCATGGCCAAGGCGCCGGGAGATCGCATCAATAGTCACTCCACTGGCCAATAGCAAGGATGCGTGCGTGTGCCGGAGCGAATGTGCGGTAAGTTTACGGCCAAGTACCTCAAGCGTTATCTTTTTGAGATATTTGTTGTAAGTGGCATAGTTGATGCAGATGCCCTTGTCATTGCAAAAAAACAAGTTGGACCGGTAGCCGAGCCAAATGCTTTCCTTGCGGATAAAGATATTGATCTTCCGGCAAAGCTGAAATAGCTCTGGCTGCATATACACATCACGGATTGAGCAAAATGATTTAGGTGTAGTAATGATTTTGTTGTTGCCGTCAAAGGTCTTAGTAACATGGATGCATTGATTTTCAAAATCCACATCTTTTCGGTCCAGGGAAACAGCTTCGCCAATCCGGAGGCCGGAAAGCACAAGAAACTCAGTAAACAGCTTCCAGCGCTCATGATCCATTGTCTTAAGGACAGCCTCTAACTCATAGTCGTCCATGTACTTATCCTGGATCTTGACTTTGTGAGGATCGTCTGGAAACGGTTTTAATTTACGAAGAAAATTCACATCTTTGATATAATCGTTCTCAAATCCCCAGTTAAGCAGAGTCATGATCCGGACACGGCGCTCATTCAGTCGGCTGTTATCCTCGCCGGATGCGATAAAACGGTTTTTGATGTAGCTGGCAGTGAGATTGTTGACCAGAGTATCTTCTCCAAGTATTTCCAAAAAAGCCTGACACTGATAGAAATCTCTGCGATAGGTCGACAGCTTCACGGTTCGTTTTTTATAAGCGAGGTATTCGGATACAAGTTTTTTTAAAGTGATTTTCTCCGGAGCTGCAGGTGCGGTCTGACGCTCCGCAATAATTCCGGCCAGCATTTCTGCAGCCTGTTTTCGAGCAGATGCATTGTTCTTCTCCAGAGTGACGGAGGCTTTCTTTTCTTTTCCGGTCAAGTAATCCTTGTACCGTTCAACAAATTTGTAGTTACCAGATTTTGTTTTTTCAACCCACATAACATCATCTCCTTTGCATTTTGGGTATAAAAATAACAGCCAGCAAGAACGTGTGTTCCGCTTGCGGTGGCTGCCCGAAGATGATACAATATTTTTGACTTAATATACGCATATCTTCGGATATGTATCCCGTCCTGGTGTTGGCGCGCCGGGGCGGTTTTTTTATTTATTGCAAATTTATTGTTTTTGTTCCAAGTTCTTCTCCCAACATTCCTTGATTGGCTGTCAATGTCACTGGTTTGGTTGTGTCATTAATGTCATAGGAAATTACAGACTGAACAGTTGCACCAGGCTTTACGTCTGTATAACTCATTTCATTCATTTCCGTATATTTCGGATCTTGTGGTGCCATTGCAACATCTAAATCTTCAATAGTAGAATCTGTTTCTTGTGTAGCATTGAAGCATGCTATCCAAACAACCCCAGGTTGCTGTGGCTCATCGCTGGTATTTGTATAGTCGTATGTAAATATAAGAGTAGATTTTTCTTCACCAAGTTCGGTATTTGGAGGCGCCACTTCTGTCCCTGTAATTTTGATGACAGCATCTTCGATTGTCAATGTATCATCTGTAAATGATATATCTTTTTTATCTTCCTTTGGAACTTCTACATTTTCTTCTTTGTTTTGAGATTCTTTCTTATCTGTCTCTTTCGGCTTTTCTGATCCACCGCAAGCCCACAATCCACAGGCCATAACACTAGCAAGCATCATTGCAACAATTTTCTTCTTCATTTTCCATTCCTCTCTTTCTCTTTTCCGAGAAAACCCAAACGTTTATATAATCGCTTATGCGGTTATGCTTTATTTATGTGCGGCTTTTTCAATCTCTTGCACATTACTTTTTTCAAAATCATTTTCAAATATATGACGCATTTCGTGCTCGAAAACTTTTTTCTGATGGCTTGAACTTAACGAAGCATCTATAAAAATCGTATAAGAATCATCCGAATTATGCCAAACACTTCCCGGAACACCACATGCATTTTCGAGCAAAATAACATTTATTACTCTGCCGTTATAGTACACTTATTCTTTTTCCTCCGAGTCACGAATAGTTTTTAACATTTTTGCGTATTCAATTAATCTTTCTTTATCAGCACTCCTGTATACGTCAAATAATACCTTATCGTTTTCAAATATTTCTTGAGCAGTTTGTGCTGTTTCTTTGTTAAAGTAGTAAGATTTTCCTTCTTCTGAATCGTCTCCATTTCTTAAATAGTCTAATGATACTCCAAAAAAATCAGCAATTTTTTTTAATTTTGGATCTTTCGGAGCGCTTCTGCCTGTTTTCCAATCGGAAAATGTAGATTTTGTAATCCCTGTTTCTCTTGCTACATCGGCATCTTTAAGACCTCTTTCATCTCTTAACTTGCAATAAATTTCATACATGGCATACCTCGCAAAAAAAAATTTTGAAATCCGTACAGAAATCATTGACAAGTTCTGATATCCGCACTATAATAATGCTACAGAGTTCGGAAATCAAAACAGAATTGTAGCGCAATTCGTTGTCAATATATCTCGCAACTATATTGTATCTGATTTCCGAACTAAAATCAATAGAAAAGTTCGGAAATGAGGTGATTTTTTATGTATGAAAAGTATGTTGAGATTCGAGATTCTAAAGGAATAACCGATTATAGAGTCTCTGAGGATACAGGGATTACAAAATCCACATTCTCAGACTGGAAATCCGGAAGAAGTAACCCAAAACTTGATAAGCTCAAAATCCTAGCCGACTACTTCGGCGTCACTATTGAGTATTTTCTGGAGTAGAACGTTGGAAACAGGAGGGATAAAGAGTGAATATAACATCAGTAAAGACATTACATGGCAACGCAATTGCGACAATCCCCCAGTTGGCGAAGCAATTCCATATCTGTGACAGGACAGTCCGGACGATCGTCCGGGAGATGGACGCTCAGAAAGACCGATATGGAAATTACGGGATTTTAAGCGATGGAAACTTGAAACGGGTCAACATCCTGGCATTTACGGATTACTACAACTACAGGGATATGCTCAAGTCCAAAAACGGAAAGAAGCACGTCCCGCCGTATAATCCACAGGAGATTGCTAAAGCGATGGGGTTTTATACAGAGATTGTGGTGTAAATGAACCGAAGGAAGGAAAGTGAAGAGGGAGGTGATAACGATGCATCGAAGAAAACTGCGGAAATACCGGATCTTGAAAGACATCTGTGCAGTAGTCGGGGGAGTTGCCGTATTGGTGATGGCCGGATCCGCTGACAGTTACAGCCAGAACATTATCCCAACGGCAGAGTTTTTGCTGTCGTTCGGGATCGCGCTGGACATGATGATAGTAGCATACATAACGCATGATTGTGTGAAAGACAGGGAGAAGCATTATCTCCAGATGAGGGAACTGCGCCGGAGACACCGGCTGCAGGGCATGAAAAAGAGTGCATAGGGACGGCAATCCCAGATATGCACTCAGAAAAATAACCAACTTTATTATGACAGATAAGAAAGGAAAAAGCAAATGAAATTATATGAACTGACAGAGCAGTATGAGGAACTTTATAGCATGCTTTACGATGAAGAGATCGATGAGCAGATGATTTTTGACACGGCGGAAGGGTTGGAAGGTGAAATTGAGGAAAAAGCAGACAATTATGCAAAGATGATTTTTTCCATGAAAGCGGATATTGAAGCCATTAAGAATGAAGAAAAGCGCCTGTACGCAAAGAGGACAACATTGGAAAACAGGTCACAGAGTCTGAAAGATATGCTTCAGGCAAATTTGGAATTCATTGGGAAAACAAAGTTTAAGACAGCATTGTTCAGTTTCAATGTGCAGAAAAATGGAGGATTACAGCCTCTTACAATCACGCAAAATCTGGACGAAATTCCAGGAAAGTACCTGATCCCGCAGCCACCGAAGGTAAATACCGATGCGGTAAGAAAGCTTTTGGAAGGAAAAGAAGTGGAATGGGCGCACTTGGAGCCACGGGGACAGAGCCTGCGGATCCGCTAGGAAATGCGTATGGAAGAACGGGATGTAAAAGGGATTCCGCCATACCGGATGGGCCAGCTCGCAAAAGCAGCAGCAGACATCTCAGAAAAATTGATGAGTGGAAAACTGGTGTGGGGAGCTACTTACCAAGAGTGTGAAATAGTAGTGGAGCTGGTGGCGGAAGCCATAAAGAAAGGGAAAAATGCGTACAGGAGGAAATAAGAATGTTTTTAAATAAGACGTTAATCAAAAAGATGGTAAAGAGAGCATTTCAAAAAGAAGGTCTGATTACAGGGCAGATATACGAGGGTTTGGTGATCAGCGATGGAAACTGGGTATCCTGGACAAGGTCGGGAGCGGTTCCGAATTGGCTGAAAGCAGCAATTATGGAGCATACGGGGATGCTTCCGAAAGAAGGGCAGATTTTTACAGCAATGAAGGGGGATATGCTTCAGTATGAAATAGAGGATCCGCGCATGGATCTTCCAGAGCGCTTTCAGCAGTCCAAAGTCCCATTTTCGGTTACGCCGATTGTTTATGAGGAGATGTCTTTTCAGGCAAGACTGCTTTCTTGTAACGATACCGGAGAAGTTATCCCGGTTTTAGCGGAATATTATGATGTGCTTGATTTTAGTGAACTGGGGGATGAACACAGGCCATCAGGGCCATCCGCAGAGACAAAAGCAGGGCAGGAGCTGATCTGGAAAAATGAAAACTCTGCATGGATGGTACCGCGGACATATTTTACGGATGGAAGAGAGACGGTACTGGAACGTCTGGCAGGATTGAAATATAAGGAGGTTAGGTAATATGGGAATTCCAGTTCTAATTATTGGTAAATCAGGATCCGGGAAAAGCCGAAGCATGAAGCATTGTATCGGTAAAGACTTTGCGGTGATCCGTGTTTTGAATAAACCATTTCCGTTTCGGGGGAAGCTGCCGGGAAATGTTTGTAGTGATTACACCAAGATCAAGACGGCAATTAAAAGCAAGCAATGGCCGAAATCCATTGTGATCGATGATGCGGGGTATCTGATCACGGGACAGTTTATGGATGGACATAACACCACTGGAAAAGGGAACGCGGTGTTCTCTTTATACAATCAGCTGGCCGATGATTTCTACCGGATGATTCAGGCAGTTATAGAAGCCCCAGAAGACCGGATTGTATACATTGTCATGCACGAAGATACGAATGAGTTTGGAGACATCAAGCCCAAAACGATCGGAAAACTCTTGGATGAGAAAGTATGCCTGGAAGGAATGTTTACTATTGTGCTCAGGGCAGTCAAAGGGGAACGATATCTATTTGTGACTCAGTCTCAGGATGGGGCTGTCAGCAAAGCACCGGATGATATGTTCGAGACCGTGGAGATCGATAATGATCTTCTGGTGGTGGACAATGCGATCAGGGAGTATTACAGGATAGAAAATCCGAAGAATCAGGAAAAACAGGAGGAAGAATAAGATGATTGTAAAACCACAGGGATATGATGAAGCATTTGCATTTACAGGGGAATTCAGCTCTTTGCCGGCTGGATGTTATGTGTGCGTGATCAAACAGGTATCACAGACACAGAGCAAAAATGGCAGGGACCAGATGGCGATTTTGTTTGATATTTCAGAGGGCGAGCATAAAGGATATTACCAGACACAGTTCAATGCGGCAAAAGCTCAGGGATCTGACGCAAAATGGAAAGGGGTGCATAAACAGATCATGGATGGATCCAGTTTGCCGTTTTTTAAAGGGTTGATGACCAGCATTGAAAGATCCAATCCGGGATTTTCGTTCCCTTGGGGAAAAGAAGGGAATGAGAAGACGCTGGTCGGAAAGAAATTCGGGGCAGTCATGGGACGAGAAGAGTTCCTGACAGATCAGAACGAAAAGCGGTTTGCAACGAAGATTGTTCAGATCCGTAGCATCGAGGGATTAAAAGATGCCAAAGTTCCAGAAGACAAGCTGTTGGGTGATCTGCCAAAAGAAAAGACAGAAAATCAGAAGTATGAACCAGCAGGAAATGATGGATTTATGAATATCCCAGAGGGAATTGATGAAGAGCTGCCATTTATGTAAAGAAGAATACGAAGAAGTAAAAAGGAATCTCAGTATGAGGCAGGTCGCAGAATTTTACGGGTATTACGTACAAAAGAATGGGACCTGTCTCTGTCCCTTTCATCAAGACCGACATCCAAGCATGAAAATCTATCCGGATGACAAAGGGTTCTATTGTTGGGTGTGCCAAAAAGGCGGGGATGTCATCAAGTTTGTGGCGGAAGTGTTTGGAACCGGAAATGAAGAAGCATGTAAGCGCTTGATCGAAGATTTTTCGCTTCCGATATCGTTGACCGGCCTTTCTTATCAGGAAAAACGCGAAAGAGAAAAGGAACGGCGAAAAAGGAAGGAAGTCCAGAATTTTCAAAAAGAGGCAGAAAAAATTTTAAGAACATACTGGCTTCTTTTGACAAAAGCAATGCATCATTTTGCAGATCCACATTTTGAGGAAGCATTTCAGGAATTATCGCTTGTGGAATACAGGATGGATTGTCTGCGCAACTTTCCAGAAGATTATTTTGCAGACAGAGAGGCGGTGAGAAAACTTGGAGAAATCGAAAGAAGAATTGATAGATGGCATCAGCAGCCTTACGCTTGATCAGCCTTTCCCAGATGAGATCTTTTACCGGATCTTTGAAATTGATGATTATGTGGAGCGGACTCAGTTTATTGAAGAACTCCGCAACCGGGCAAGGATGATTAAACGATCCAGAGAATTCTCCGCACTTCTCCAGTCTTTTTTTAGAGATTATCAGCAGAAGATGATGGAGCACGGAAACGTGACACAATTTACAGAACAGCCAGTTGAACTTCAATGCGGACCGTGGCGAGCAACAGATTTGGGGGTTACAATGCAGAAATTTGACGGCCGTGGAATGCCGGTACAGATTACTGCATGTCTGCATCCGATCCTTCCGATAGAGATTTTAAAAAATGTGGATACTGGAGAAGAACGCCTGAAACTTGCTTATTTCAAATATGGTAAATGGAACGAAGTGACAGTAAATCGGGAAGTCTGCGCGGACAATTCTGCGATTGTAAAGGTTCTCAGTAAAATTGGAGTGGAGGTTACTTCGGAAAATGCCAAATTCCTGGTGAGGTATTTAAGCGACTGCATTGGCATGAATCCGGCCAAACTGGAACCGAAACGGTCGATTAACCGTCTTGGCTGGTGTGCCAGAGAATTTATGCCTTATGCGGATGACATTGTTTATGACGGGGACCGGGAATATGATTCTATTTTCCGCAATATTGGGGAAAAAGGTAGCTATCATGTGTGGAAAGAGCATTGCAGTATGCTGAGAAAAAATAAGATTGTCAGATTGGCATTTGCTGCAAGTTTTGGAAGTGTCTTGATAGAACCGTTAAAGATTCTGCCTTTTGTTTTTCATATATGGAGCGGGGAATCCGGCACATGCAAGACCGTAGCAATTATGGCTGCCATGTCCATATGGGGCAATCCTAAGATGGGCGGCTTGGTCAAAACGATGAATACGACAAAAGTAAACATTATGCGGACATCGGCTTTTTTGTATTCGCTTCCCTATGCCGGCGATGAATTGCAGACGATGAAGGATAAATGGGGTGGAAACTTTGACCAGCTGATCTATCAGATCACAGAAGGAATTGACCGGGGAAGAGGACGTGCATCCGGTGGTGTGGAAGAAACAAAGACCTGGCATAATAGCTATCTGTTTACCGGGGAGGAGCCGATCACGAAATCCAACAGTCGGGCCGGATCGAAGAACCGAGTCATTGAAATTGAAGTGGAAGAGAAGTTGATGGAGGACGGGAATCACACGGTATCAGTACTTACAGAAAACTATGGACAAGCCGGCACAAAATTGATCCACTATCTTCAGATGATTGATTCCGAAACACTCATAACAGAGTATAGGAATTACTTTGATTCCATGTGCAAGCTGGATACAACAGAAAAGCAGGCAATGGCAATGTCCTGCATGCTTCTTGCGGATCGAATCCTAACCCAGGTGGTTTTCCAGGGAGAAATGCCTTTGGGAATAAAAGATGTAAAGCAATATCTTCGCAGTGCGCAGGAAGTGGATGTAGCAGAGCGGTCTTATCAGATGGTCTTAAACTGGATTGCGAAAAATCCAGTGAGATTTAAAAATCCTGACGGAATCGATGCATCGAACAGAGGCGAGGTATGGGGAAGAATTGATTCGGATGAAGACCATCCGGAAAAACCACAGATTGCAGTGATCAATAAGGATGTGCTGAGTGATTTCCTGGACAGAAGCGGATTTGACTATACGGCAGTCAGTAAAAAGTGGGCGGCAAAGGGACGGATCATTCGAAATTCACAGGGGAAACTGGTACATCAGACGAAGGTATACAATGTCAAAGCAAGCTATATTAAGTTAAATATAGGATCGGCGGCAGATGAAGACGGATTTATGGACGTAGATCCGGATCAACTGGAGCTGCCATTTGAATAAAGTCTTACCTGCTTTTTAGGTAAGACAAAAGGTAAGACCAGAAAATGGCTTAAAATGGGCCTTTATAGTATATGGTCTTACCGTCTTACCAGTCTTACCTAAAAATAACACACGTATAGGATCAAAAAAAACGTGTTGCGAATAATGTTACTAAAAAATATGTGTTTGTTCTCGGAAAAAAGGTAAGAAAGTAAGACCATGCGTATTTACTAGGCTCGCGGGCATTTTTGAGCAAGATTTTAGGTAAGCTCGTCTTACAAAAAGGTAAGACAGCATGGGAAAGGGGTAAAAATATGAGTAATAAAAGCAATGGAACAGCATTTGAAAAAGAATTTGCCCAGATGCTTTCAGATGAAGGATTCTGGGTGCACTGCCTGAAAGACAATGCAAATGGACAGCCTTTTGATGTGATTGCGGCAAAAGATGGAAAAAGTTACGTTTTTGATTGCAAGGATTGCCAGACAGCAAGATACACACTGAGCCGGATGGAGGAAAACCAGCATAATGCAATGAGGCTCTGGGCCTCTACGGGGAACCAGCCGGGACTGTTTGCGATCCGGTTTTCTGGAAAGATTTATCTCGTGCCGCACAGGATGCTGGAGATTCTGCAAGAGAATGGTACGAAAAGCATCACAGAGATAGAGGCGAGGCGATACGGGAGGACATTTGAGCAATGGTGCTATTCTCAGCACAGATTAAGCGGGACGGTGGAAAGATGAGAGTGACAATCAGTAATGAGATCTACATCAGGGATCCAGTACCGGAGCTGCTCCGCTGGACCAGAGAACATCTTATTATTCCCAATCCAGAGTATGCCAGGAGGCAGCGCATGGGATTGTGGACGGGGAATCTGGAGCCACAGCTATCACTGTTCTATGTAGATGGGGATACCTTGGTGCTGCCATGTGGAACTGGAAAACGGATCCGGCAATTCCTTACAGCAGATACAGAGATCCAGCAGGATCTGGCTGATAACGGACGTCTTTTGTTTCCGGGGAATGTTCCACTGTATGATTATCAGGAGCATGCGGTGACGGCGATGAAAAGGGCCGGATGCGGGATCTTGCAAAGTCCCTGTGGATCGGGAAAGACGCAGATGGGGATTGCGCTTGCGGCATGGATTGGGAGGAAAACCTTGTGGGTGACGCACACGGCAGATTTGCTGACACAATCCTACGAACGGGCAAAACAGTATTACCCAGAAGAGATCCTGGGAAAGATTACGGGAGGTAAAGTGCAGATTGGTTCCCATTTCACTTTTGCTACGGTCCAGACACTCTCCAAGCTAGATCTGGCCAAGTACAAATATACGTGGGACGTTATCATCGTGGATGAATGTCATAGAGTATCCGGCACGCCATCGGCAGTCAGGATGTTTTATAAAGTGATGAGCAGTCTGGCCGCCAGATACAAATACGGACTGTCAGCAACAGTGCATCGATCTGACGGGCTGATTCAAAGTACCTTCGCGGTGCTGGGAGAGGTGCAGTACCAGGTTCCGGAAGAAGCGGTCAGTGAGAAGACCATGACAGTGAAGGTGCTGCGCAGGCAAACGGGTATAAAAATCAACCGGTATTGTCTGGATACGGACGGCACACTGATCTACAGCAAGTTGATTGAATATCTGACGATCCACAGAGGCCGGAATGAGTTGATTGTAAGAGATCTGGTCGATAACCAGGAGCATTGTAATTTGATCCTGTCAGACAGGCTCCTGCATTTGCAGCAGATCATGGCATCGTTACCGATAGAGATCCGTAAGTATGCAGCCATGATCGACGGAAGGATGACATCCCAAAAGGCCAGGGCAGAAAGGGAACAGGCGATTGAGGACATGAAAGACGGAAGAAAAAAATATCTGTTTGCATCCTATAACCTTGCAAAGGAAGGCTTGGACATACCCTGCCTGGACCGACTTTATATGGCTACTCCGAAAAAGGATTATGCGGTAGTAACGCAGAGCATTGGACGGATTGCGAGGACGGCGGATGGAAAAAAGGATGCGGTGTGCTATGACTATGTAGATGACATCGCCTTCTGTGAGAATCAATGGAAACGAAGAAAAACAAGCTATCGAAAGGCGAGGTGTGAGATCCGTGAGTAACACGACAGAAGAAAAGGTGAAAAAAATTTATAATGACTGCTGGAAAATCTACCGGGAATATACGAATGGACGTGATATGGCACTTTATAATCAGCGCATCGCACAGCTTTGCCAGAAGTATCATCGGGATCCGTTTTTGATTAATATTTTGTATGCATTTGCACCAGTTATGAATGGACTTCATGCAGAGTATTTGATGGAGAGCAGGCAGTAAAGCTGAGAGAAAGGAGAAAGCATGAGTTGGGCGAGCAAGGCACATAAAAAGTACCAGGTAGAGAAGCTGGTCAAAGAAGTATTAAGAAATCCGGAATACAAAAAGATGCAGCAACAGGAAGATCTGAAATGTTTTTCCTGTCTGGCACTGATCTCAGTGGACTTTATGATGAGAAAGCATGGGTACAGTAAAAAGCGGATTCTGGAGTATGTGGAA